GCGAACCATCTGGCCCGGATAGCTCAGCAGGTGAGAGCAGATGCCTTATAAGCATCAGGTCGGTGGTTCAAACCCATCTCCGAGCACGCAGTTTCAGTAGGCTATGAGTTGGCTGCCTGAGCAATCAGGCATTGGTTATCCGTGACCACCAACGAGCTGAACGGCATAGCGGATACGCGAGGTGCGATACCTCGCATTTAAACTTACCTCCCCGGCAAGTGCGCAAGTGCCGGATATACAAGTAACACGCACTGAGGGCGGCCGCTTTCAAACCTTTTGCGGCGCGGCCCTCTTTTTTTGTTTTTTACACGAAAACACTTGACAAGTGTGATACAATGGAGTACAGGCCGCCAGCACGGGGCAATGAGGTTGCGGGACCGTATAAAAACCCGAATGAGGCGAACCCAGCCGTGACACAACAGGGAAGTTGAATCACGCACATCAATAACTGGGAGACAATCACCTCATGGCACTTACAACCATCGGCATAACACCCGACTTCGTTTCCAACGATCTCATCTCCGAACAGACGAACCCCTCCGCGCTCGCCAGAATCGCATCGCCCACACCGCTCGACCTGCAAGGCAAGGACACTCAGGTCATCAACTTCGACGGCGAAATGCAGATCTTCGCCGAAGACTTCGCCGGAGCAACCGCCAACGAGACCACGAAGAAGTCCAACGATGCGACCAACACCTCGCAGCGCATCACACCCATCACGTTCCAGTACAGCCAGCGGTTCCCGAAGCGGTTCCTCACCATGTTCGGCGCGAACGCCTACAACAACCACGGCGAAGGACTGACCTTCTCGGCAGGAATGCCGCAGTCCGTCATGGCACAGATGATCACCAACCCCTACCAGCAGAACATCCTCGGACAGTTCCGCACCGCAGTCAACGCCGCAGCAGGACGCGCGCTCGACTATGCGGGCATCTTCGGCCTCAACCCCTACGACAAGGCAGCGTCGCAGGTAGCCCGAATCAACGACTTCATGCTCAACCACGCCAGCAAGATCACGTGGACTCCTCCGTCCAAGCCGACCCCAGGCGACACGGCCGCATCCGCCGCACTCCGCCAGACCGTTCGCGACCTCGGCGAGAATCAGGCCGACTACGATCTTCAGGGTGCTATCACCGGCACCTACATGGGCGCTCTCGGCGACGAGACCACGACCATCGGATCGTCCGGCACGTTCGCCGGAGGCATCCCTCTGGCCGCGACTCAGGTCAACATCGCCAACGTGCCGTTCGCCGTCTCCCCCACCGTAGCCAATGATGCAGCGGCAACCGGATCCGGCGCGCTGACCGACCTGAAGCTCGACGGCGTGGTCGGCTCGTTCCGCAACCGGTTCAAGTACGGCGTCATTCCGCTGACCGGCATCGAAGTGTTCGACGTCGGCAACCCGGACGGCAAGGCTAACGACCTCGCGGCCGTCAACCAGGTGCTGCTCCGCGTCGAAGTCGCCATCGGCTGGGGCTTCCTCGGCGGCTCCGACAAGTTCCGCGCCATCGTCCACTCCACCAAAACCGGCGCCTGAGTCGAAACCACTGATTAAGGAGTAATCACATATGGCACTTCTGCAAAACACCAAGAACGTCGGCGCATCCAAGCCGTATAAGGACGGTACGCGGTCCGGGTACATCTGGATAGCGCCCGCAGGTACCGCGCTGCCAGCCAAGTACGACGATCAGCTGAACACGGCGTTCGCCGGACTCGGATACATGAGTGATGATGGGCTGACCGAACCAGCCGCACTGTCGCCCGGCGACAACGTGAACGACGCTGGCGGCGAGCAGATATTCCAGTATGATCCGACGTTCGCCAAAACGTGGACCGGTACCGCCGTCGAATCGAAGAACGTCGACCTGCTCAAGGCCGCATTCGGATCCGCCAACGTGACCGTCGACGCCACCACCGGCATGGTCACCTACTCCGAGTCGGCCATCAGCCCCGAGCATCACGTCATCGTCGTGGACGAACTCGTGCGCGGCAAGCGCGTACGCCACGTCATGCCCGACGCCACGTTCATGATAACCGACGACGTGAGCCACGTCTCCACCGCGCTCGTCTCCTACGGTTTCACCATCACCGCGTACGCCACCGACAGTTATCCTGCGCAGCGCACGTTCATGGAGCCGGATACCGTTCCGCATCCGTAAGACCTGAACGCATTCAATACCACCCCGCATCAGGCGTCATCGGGTTCGCCCGGTGCGGGGTTTCTCTTTACCAAACCCGATTCCAATAACCATAGGAGCAACCCGATATGACAGCCAGCAAATTCGACATAGCGGTCACCGACGATGGCGGCGAAAAGCTCGCCAAACTACTCACCAACGCGAAGTTCGTCCGCATCGTCAACTCCACCGACACCGGCGACGTGCTGCAATCGGAACTCATGCTCATACGGTTCATGCAATCCCTCTACGGTGACGACAATTATCTGAAGCTCGAAGACCATTACGACGGCAACATCACCGGCATGTGGGAATTCACGGAGGGAAAACTCAAGACGCTTGGGGAATCAGCCCAAGCCGAATAATGCTGGCAGGGGATGTTCTCTCATGGCCCGCCGAACTGCTCGCCTCATTCGCAGGACAGTACGGCAGTCCAATAGGATACCCCCTGCTGGTCAGGGCCAAACTCGTAGGAACCTACGGCGTGATAGCCCGAATGCTGGACGTGGTGCAGCGCAATGTCGTAGCACCCTACGCGTCGAAGAACAAGCCCCCGCAGATGATACTGCCCGACCCTGAGAAGAACCGGGATCAGCGGCGTGGATACGACAAGAACGAACTCGATGACATTCTAGGCATAGGACGTCGAGGGGCGGGAGTGGATGATGGCGAAGGCTTCGATAGCCACAGCGTGGATACAGGTACTGCCGTCTCTTGACGGCCTCCAGTCCGCATTGGTCAAAGCGTCGAGAGGGTCGACGCTCACGCCGAAAGTCACCATCCCCTCCACCGCGTCCAGCATGTTCAACAAGTCCGGTTCGCTGCTCGGCAACCTGTTCTCCACCTCGTTCAGTAAGAGCAATGGCAGCGGTATGACCGGCGCGTTCGGTCGCATCTTCAACGAGCTGACCGGCAGCTCAGCCAAAGCAGGACGCAGTTCAGCCTCATCGTTCGCCACCGGGTTCTCCGGCTACATTGGAGCCGGTGGACTCGGCACCTACCTGCGTCTCGGCGCACTGGGCGCAGGTCTCGCCGTCGCCGCCAACCAGGTAGCCAATATAGGCTCCAAGATCGTCGACCTCGGCAACCAGTGGGGCAAGACCAACGCAATGGTGAAGAACGCCATCGGAAGCAACGGCGACTTCAACAAGTCCATGAACGACACGCTCGGCGTCGCCAACGAAATCGGCACCAGCGTCCAGTCAGTCGCTGAAGAAGCATCCCGTCTCGTCCAGCTCGCCCCCAATACGATACCCGATTATAAGACGTCACTGAAGTTCCTCCGCCTGCTCGACATGGACATGATATCCACGGGCGCTGACTCTTCCGAAGTCGCATCCGTCATGCGGCAGGTCACACAGGCGCTCGGCAAGGGTATTGTCAACGGAGACGAGCTGAACTCCATCATGGAGAACAGCCCGCAGATCGCCCAACTGCTCGCCAAGCACCTGCACGTCAGCGTAGGCGAACTGAAGCAGCTTGGCAAGGAAGGCAAGATCAGCGGCAACGACCTGCGCGACGCCGTGCTCGAAAACGCCGACTTCATCCAACAGCAGTTCGAGAAGATGCCTATGACCGCGAATCGCGCGGCCACCGAAATAGCTAACATCTTCCAGGTGAAAACGGCTCAGGCAGGTATCGACATCAGCACCAACATCGGTGAAGGATTGAAAGGCCTCACCAAGTCGGGGGTCGTGGACGCGGTAGCTGACTACATCACCAAGCTCGTCCCGGTGAGCAAGGCGGTAGGTCTCGCCATGGCGAACATTGCCACGCAGTTCGCGCCAGCCATAACCAGCGCATTGAACTCTCCGACCATAACCAAAGGGCTGGGTGCTCTTGAAGACTTCTTCGTCAACCTGTCCAACATGAGTTTCGACCGCATGGTCGACAGTCTGAAGAACATCGGCACGATGATTGGCATAGCCGGCGGCATCGCCCTCGCCGTAAGCGGCAAGCTGCTCGGCTCCATACCGCTCGTCGGCGGCGCGCTGGTGCGAGTGAGGAACGCAGTCGTCAACGTGACCAGCGCGTTCGCCACCATGGGAGGCGAAGCCGTATCCGGTTTCGGCAAGCTCATCTCCAAGGCAGGTGACGCAGTCTCCGGATTGTCCAGACTGTTCGACGGGTTCGGCAATGCGAACAAGCAGACGAAGATATTCCAAAGCAAGATAGACGCCATGGATTTCTCCGCCATGCCGAAGAAGTTCCAGAAGGCGATCGAGGAGATGACGAACGGCTCCGGCTCGTTCGACAAGCGTCTCGGCAACCTGTCGAATACCGTGAACGCGTTGAGCGATGACGCGAAGACGAAGCTGCCCAATGGGTTCACCACGGCGTTCAAGGAGCTTGTCAACGGCTCCGACAACACTTCCAAGGATATGGCGGACAGCTTCGCCGGTCTCCCGCAGCTCATCAAGGCGAAGATGAAGGACATTGAGTCCATCGCCAACGACTCGCTGTCCATACGCTACGGCGTGCAGGGGCCTGACGTAAATACCGTGCGCACGAAGATAGCGGCCACCTTCTCCAAGCTCACCGGCATCAAGATCCCCGACTTCCTCACTCCAGCGGTCGGCGGGTTCATTTCCGCTGCGAGCAACATGCTCACCGGCATGACCGACGCCGTCGTCAACCCCATCGCCAAGGGCGTGCAGGATGCGAAGCCGTGGTTCAAGCAGATGCAGGACTCCGTTGCGTTCATGAAGGCCGGCATGGACGGTTTCACCATGGACGACTTCGACCGGAGCATCGGACATGCCGCAGCCGAGATAGTGGGCTTGGGCGGATTGTGGCACATCCTGCCAGATGGGGCGCAGAGAGAACTGTCGCTCATACCGGGTGCCGTAGCACGTACCATCGGCATAGTCCCCGGCATGGTGAAGGATGGCATGGCGAAGGCCATGGCATCCATGGGCGACGCAGCCTCCAATGTCGTTGCCAAGGTCAAGTCGGCTGCCGGAAATATCCCCGCCCCGTTCAAAGCGGCCGGGTCGCTCGCAGGCAACTACTTGAAGTCCAGCTTCTCCATCGTCGGCGGTACCATCGACGGCCTGAAAACACAGTTCGGGTCCCTCGGCTCAGCTGGCATGAAGGCGTTCGGACTCATTGGGAAGGCTGCGCTCAAAATCAACGGAGCTGCCCTGAATGGCGTTGGCGCGGCAATCGGAGGCGTCGGTAAGGCGATATCCGGTGTGGGGCGCATGGCGTCCAGTCTCGGCGTCACCGCCGCGCTCACGTCCGCCGTCACCGCAGGGTTCATGCAACTGTTCAACACGGACCCGGCGAAGCTCAGTGACGCGTTCAACCAGATGTCCGCGAACATCGTTGGCGGCATGAACAAGATCACCACCCAGCTGCCCGCCATGGCATCCGGTTTCGCCAACGTGCTCCCCGGACTCATGTCCAGCGTGACCGCCGCCCTCCCCGCGCTGCTCGCCTCTATAACCGGCGCTCTGACCACCGTTATCAGCGCGGTCGTATCGCAGATGCCGCAGCTCATCAGCGCGTTCCTCACCGTATTCAACTCGATTGCGAGCGCGCTCCCAACCATACTCCCACTGCTCGTATCCGCGTTCGCGTCGCTCGTCGGAAGCCTCGT